CGGCTGCCTGGAATTCATCCCAATCTAAGAGACTGAGAACCACGTACTTGTCGTACTTCATGTCTTCTCCTGTGGTACTTTAGGGTTTAAGTATCTTCCGGTGCTTTTGTCGAACACAACCTCAGTCCTGCAATCAGCATACGCTCCAGGGAGAGGCTCCGATTTGGTCTTCGGGATATATATGAAACGGGATCGTTCAAAGCCCTGTTTATCACTCGTGCCAATCGTGATAATAGCATCACATGCACCCTGCTTCCCTGTCTTGGAGTCTTTAAGGGCAGAATCTGGAATCCATTGCAAGCCGGCACCCTCCACGGATACTTGGGACGTTGGTAATGACAGGAAATCGTAGATGGTGGCTGACTCTCTGGCCCATTGGTATAAGCCTTCAAGTCTTTGGTCAGTTCGATCTGTAGATTTAAGCCCCGGCGCTCCTTTGACATTATCGAGCATGTCCCACACAACGACACATGGGAGTACCTTTTCAATAATACGTTCAAGATACTTATAGTCTTTTCCATGAATATCATATATCTGAAACAAGTCTGGATTTCCGACGACGGTTTTGAATTGTCGTTCTGCCTCAGCCATACCCATTGCACCAATTTGTTCAAAGTTCTTAGCGAGTGCAGCACGTAAGAGCGCGCCTTTGATACGCACTCCTTTTCCCTCGTTGTTAAACCAAACAATAGGGCGTTCTGTCGTGCGGATATATTCTCCTCGCAGGAATGACAGGCACTGATCGACCACGAAGGATGTCTTCCCAACTCCGGGCCGGGCAGCAGCAATAATTTGGAACCCTGTGCGANNNTTATTAAGGCAGTCCAAGCCCCATTCAAGGCTGTGTCCCGCCAGTCCATCGGCGATGATGTCTTCGATGCTTGCTGTACAATACCCTGAATCGACAGACCGTCGGCAATCGAGCTCAAATTCTTCGAGCAAGTCTCTAATCGCCTCATACAGATCGATATCTTCTCCAAGGGCATAGCTTGTTTGAACATCCTCAACCTCCTTATTGAATTGCAGCAACCGGATTTCCTTCACGATCTCCTTGGCTGTACCTGGGTCAGGGTCTTGCTGCATGATTTTAAATATCCTGGCGTACAATCTGCGTTCATCATCGTCCAGGTCTATACCGAGGTAGAATTTAGATTCAAATAATTCCTGGTTCCACTCGTCGTTCTGCCTCCAGTACGCATCAATAGCATTCAAGACCGTACGGATTTCTTTATCAAAACGAGATAGAGGTATAGCTGACCATAGCCTGTTATAATTATTCCTGTCAGTCAGTAACTGAAGGAGCGTTTTATTAACTACGAACAAGTAACCTCCTTATCTCTGAATCATGTAATCGTTTAGGGTCATCTCTTGACTTCAACATAACAACCTCCGTGAATAAACGTAAGCGGTTAATCATGGACTTCGCTCCTTGTACGCCTCCCTTATCGGGGTCAAGCCAAAGATAAACTCTATTGTACTCTGCTAACGTGTTAAGTAAAGGTGTACCAAGAGAAGTACCGAGAAGGGAATACGACGGATAGAATTTTCCCGTTCTACCAGCCGATAGCACGTCCTCCGTGAGAACTGTAGACAATTTGTCTACGCCAGCGAGGTTTGCATCTGATTGCCAATAAGCTCCTTCATCGGTCTTCTCAAGGTACTTGGGCTTATGCCATGACTCACAAGCCCTTGCCGTGTATCCCCTGTAAACTCCATTGGATACGATCGGAATAATAACCCTTTGTAACTTGTCACTCCATTGAATTTCATAGTGCCGGATGTATTGCTCAGTCCATCCACCGGAACCTAACCAGGACAGGCCAGCTTCTGGTATGAGTTGGGAACAATCCGACGGTAGCTCGTTAGAGTTACACGCCTTTGCTTGCTCGTATGCTTCAAAAGCCTCCTGTCTCCTGAGTCGTTCCCTGGGAGAATTAAAGGATGATTCAAAGCAATACTCACGGCACTTGAAACAAAAGAATTTCAAGCCTTCAACATCGTTCGTGATCTTCATGGCTGCACTTGAACTACACCCGTTGTGTACAGCCTTGATGCTTGCCCCGATTGGTAACTTAGACGTTAAGCCTGTGTACTCCTCGGGGTTAATATTCATATCATCACGAAATATTCATCATCTACTTTCGTGTACTCACCAAGCATGAGAGCGAGTTCCTTGTACATGCGATGGATACTCAGTCTATCGGACAGCAGGGTTTCACCTTGGTCGTACGTCATGATACTGTACAGTTGATCCATTCTGGCTTCCCGTGAAAGATCAGTTGGTACAGTCGGGAGTTCCACGAGATGCGCAGTACCTTCATGTACTGTCATTACGGCATCCTGCTCGAACTCAGACGCAATAGCGAGAACCTTGTACATAAGGTTTCTGTAGACCAAAGGCTTATTCTTAGATTCCTCGGTAGGAATAATAAGATAACTCTGTTCAGTCTGTCCTTCCCAAGCACCCTCAGTAGGTACAATCAAAGCGTCGAATCCTACAGCGTCCAGTAGTTCAGCGACCATCTTAGCTGACCGGATAGCATTCATGGTTTTTGCGAACTCTGAAGTTCCTTCTATGGGCCGCTCAGCAGACATCAATATTCCTGTTACTTCTCTTAAATCCATCTTACTCTCCTCCGTAGACAAATTGTCTACATCTTAGACGCCTTGTAGGCAGCCTGTATTTGTTTTGTTGTATCGGCCCAGGTTTTATCCGGGCGTACGTATTCATCCCATGCCTTGCCGTCCATACGGGGCAGGTACAGGGATGCTTTAGATTTTGTCTTGGACTCAATAATTGATTCAGCACGTACCTGAACTATTGCGCCCTGAACTTCATTAGGTGGGGTTAATCTATCAGCATCACACCGAAGGTTCACCCATACCTCCAGCTTACGGTCCTTGGACGTACACAGGAGCGCCCCGAGTTCATCGGGTTTCTTACTATGCGGTTTCGTATCAATGACCTCAAGCTCACAGGTGAATTCATTTTTCATCTTCACGCAGTACCAGGGTTTACCGTTCTTGAACGGCTGAGTAGGTGCCTTAGCTATCGCCCCCTCACCACCACCCCGGATTACCTCCTGGGCGAATTCCTTGGCTGATTCTTTGGAGAAGTAAATAAGCTGACGTACCCGACGTGATACCGGAGATACGAAATCGTTCAGCCTCCAGTACCTGTCATCTTGTTCCATGTCAGGGTGCGTTGAATTAAATACATCAAGGAGTACCGTCTGGATACAATCGTCAACACCGCCGGAAGTCTTCCCGTTCTTGATATGCTTATTAATCAGGCCGTTCCCGGTTGCTCTGTCAAGGTATTCCTCAGCTTCTGCATCGTACACCAAAGCCTCATGGTGAACCATACCACAGAACCCAGGGACTACCCTACAAGAGCGCAGGAACCCAGGGAAATGCCGGGTGATATCCTGGCCGGGCCTTGTATGAATACTAATCGGCATACCGTCCTGGTAATCAACAAGGAAAGTCATACCGTCTTCTTTAACCTGGACAGCGACCCCGTGTTCCCAGGGTAAGCGATCAAGGGCTTCTGGTGTACCGGGAACTGCGCCCATGTAAAGCTGAGTCCGAATAAGATCAGGCCAGACTTTATTAACAATGGACTTCCCGATTTTTGCCGTGTTCTTACGATCAAGAACCCAAGATAAAATTTCCTGGTGTTCGTAATCACAGGCGTTCCAGATATCTTGGACAGCCGCCTTCAGGCTATCACCGCGTAAACCGTCACGGATCAGAACGTACAGCCGGGCGAGCAGGTCGATATCTTTCCTGATAATTGTGCCACCGATAACAGCGTGGTGCCTCTGAGGTTCATCAGGAACTTTCTTGATGAAGTACATAATCTCAGGCGACAGCATCACCCGGAAAAGCTCCTTATGCACATCGTTATCCTGGCAATGAGTACGCAGGAAATTCTCCTGGTTCTTACTGCCGGAGCCTTTAAGCTCGGTAATTACCTCATAGAAATTCATGTAACCTCCGTGTATACAATTTGTCTACAGTCTACTGGTTATAAGCGCAGGAATGCGAGCCAGCATTATGCCCGGCGTGCGTACCATAGCTATGGACGATTTCAAGCAGGACCTCGGCATAGACTTCACCATCCTGGATACCGCTGAGCAATGCCTCAAAGAGTTCATTGTGTTCAGCCATGTCGCGGTCAGTCTCCGTATACGCCCCAGGGCATACCGGGCCACGATAGCACACGATGTACTTCTTCGGGTTATCTGCGTGAACCAAGGTAACACCGACGCTCCGGTTACAGCCCACAACGACGCAAGGAACAGCCGGCAGATTGTCACTCACCGGGACGTACATAACAGTCTTGCCCTCAAGCTCAGGGAAATCGTCTTCACCAACGGTAGATACTTTGTACTCTTTTGTCATGGTTTTCATGGGTTACACTCCTTGGATAAAGTTACAATTCGTTTTGGTTTCCGGAATATATCTGCCAGTTTTCTCTACCTGACATACACCGGAGTTAATCTTGATTATAATACGCGGTAAAGTCTCATGCAGGAATTCGTACGTAGCTGAACTGCCTGTATTTGCAGAGAAATAGTCTACATTAATATTATAACCGTAAGCATTCAAGGTGTTCTCCACGTAATCAAAGACATCCTCGAAATACGTAGCGGTTACAGCTTTATAGAAATACAGGGATACCTCGTTGTAATCATAATCAACTATGATAGCGGAAAAATTGTCAAGAGTATCAGCGATCTCCCAGGTGATGCCTGACATAATGAGTTTATCAGCGTCCATAATATCCTGTTTATTCTCAGCTATGTACCTCTCATATCGCCTGATCGCAGCGAGTTTCTTCTCGTGCCAGAATTTCATCCTATACCTCCTGCTGTAATTTCTTTACAGCCTTGTAGAAATCGTACAGGTAACAGGCTTTACCCATTACGTTCCTGAGATCATCAAGATCCTCGGGTGTCTTGAATACAAAGGTTACCTCGACCGGGTAAGTTAAGTCCAGGTCTTTCCTCATCACCGTCAAATCCTCATACAGCCCGTAGCACAGGGTCGCCTCACCGAGTATTTTGATGAGAGTATTCAGGTCGTCCTGCTCGAATGAGTACTGAAGGTATTTCTCGGTTGTGCCATCTTCGTGAAGTACTTTAATAAACATAATCGTCTCCTTGTAGACAAATTGTCTACATATGTTTTTTGAACAACGCCAGGGCGTTCGGTTTATGTAAGTCTGCCGGTAATGTCACCTTAGATACACAAGAGATCAAAGGAGCAGTCCTGTTTATCGGTACCCATTTATGGCAAATAAATTTCTTACCAAAATTGCATCTCGGGACTCCACAATTATTGCAAGAATTCATGAAGCACCTCCTTCCAATACATAGCAAAGTTTTTCCATGTTTCGTGACCTTCAGGTGTCTCCAGCCATACGAATGCGTCCCATACGTAATCGTCAGGATAAACGGCCATGATAAATTTATCCC